TACATTCTAGTGCTGGTTGTACTACCGTCTGTACGCAGATACAAACTTCCTTGTGCCGCACTCAATGTGGGGGCTCCTGAACCAAAGAACACACCAAGGTTGGCAGTGGTAGAAAACTTGTAGCCAGCACCAGCAGTTCCGCCAGCAGGAACAGCAGTACCCGACAATATAGTAGCCGCGCCCACAGCAGATATTACAGCACTGGACAACACGTTACCGCCTGTGATATTACCAGTTACACTAACTGTAGTTCCTGTGTGAGTTGTGGAATTGACGTTGGCTGCGCCAGTAATGTTACCGCCAGTGATGTTGCCAGTGGCTGAGATCAATCCAGTGGTGCGTAGGTTTCCACCTTGCACATTGCCTGTGACTGAAACCAATCCTGCTGTGTTGATGTTTCCGCCCACCACGTTGCCTGTGGCAGTCACAGTGCCTACAGAAATGTCAGTCAATGTAACGTTACCAAAAATATCTCCGGTAACATACAAATTTCCGCCAATGCCCACACCACCAGCCACAGTCAATGCGCCTGTGGTAGCACTAGAAGCCGCAGTTGTAGCAGCAATGGTTACCCCATTGGTATAATAACTTAATGGGCGATTTAGATCAAAGAAAGTGATGCTTGTGCCACCATCACTGGTTGAAAAATCAAATTGGTATGTACCAGTTGCTGCCAAAGTAATGACATTGCCACTGATGCCTTGGACTCCAGTCAATCCATTTGATACTGCCGATGGCAGTGTAATAGTTTGTCCCGAAGTACCAGTGACTTGTAATCGAATCTTACCAGCAGCCCCAGCAGTGGGCCAAGTATTGGCAATAAATCCCAAACTTATGTTGCCGGCCATTACAATACTTTGCAACGGTCCTGCACTGGCATCCAGTGTGATCGATCCTGATGTATTGGCAATTTGTACAAAAGTACCAGATATACCTTGCACTTGCGCATTGTACACTAGGTTGTTGCCCAAGTTGTTATCTAGAGTGGTACCTGTGAGTGCAGCTTTGAGTAAAACTTTTGATTGCAGATCGTTTATTTCGTCCTCTGAGTATTGAAAATTCTGTTTGATATTGGTAAAATTGTCACGCATGCCCTGCGTGTTATTACTGACACCTGCAACGGGGTAATTACCGTCTATGTTGTTGGGATTGATCTGACTGGTCATACTGGTTCCTTGTATTAGATATTTATTGCAACGGCGATTCCGCTAAATAATCCAAAGGCCCTTGAGCAAATGCAAAAGAAAACCAAAAGCATATTAGAAGAACTGGACAGTTTGTACATAGAGCGTGATCGCAGGGCCATCATTGAAACTCGCGCCAGCAATCTAATTGAAACAGCCATTCGTTTGCTGGAACAAATCGACGCTGAATTTTCTGCCGAACAAGCAGAGAATCTTCAGCGCAAACTGCTGAATGCAATACGTCACAGAGACACCAGCAAATTTTCACGGAGTGTCAGGAGAACCGATGCAGATCTTTGAACTTACACAACCAATGAATGAAATTGATTGGGGAGCCACTGCCAAAGCTGTGGGCAATAGAATTTTGCAAGCACCAGTTCGTGCCTTGGGACAACGAGTTGGTCAGGATTTATTGCCCCCAGAAGATGATAAAACTATCACCCAACAAGCAGCGGACATAGAACGATTTTTTGATACCGCAGTAGACATGCTCACGCACAACTATGACGAGACCACTGTCACTGCCCAGTTGACCAACAAGTACGGTGCCACCAAAGATCAGGCCATGCAAGCAATACAATCTGCATTTGACTACATTGAAAAAGAAAAAGCGGCCAACCCAGAATTTGCAAAGAACATGGGCAAAGTCAAGAAAAACAAGAAAAACAAAAAAGTTGCTGCCACAACACCAGATCAATCAGGTGCAGGTGCATTTGATGCCATGACACATCAGTTGGGAAGAACCCCAGCACAGCCAGTAGCACAACCAGTAACGGCACCAGTGCCGCCAACGCCGGAACAAACACGAATTGCCAAACAAAAATTTGCTGGCGCAATGGCTCGAGCTCAGATGTCTGCAACTCCAAAACCAGAGCCTGTAAATTATGGCACTGGCGTGGGTCCGGGAGTAAAACCACAAATGACTGCAACTCCCACAGTGACTCCACCAACGTATGCCATTCCCAAAGCAAAGCCGTCAAATGTGGTTCAATTAAGACCACCAGCGCCACCTACTGCAACTGATGATGTGTATCAGTCCTTAATAAAACTACAATATACCCATGCTCAAGCTCGTGCTGCAATCAAACAACTACCACCTAACATCAGCACTCAGGATGCTATCAAACAAGTACTTCGGGGCACTGCAAAAGCTGCTACTGACCAAGTTACTGCAGAATCTCTGACCTGGAGTCGAGACTTTGATCCCAGTGCTACATTATTGAAAAAAATTAAACCACTATGAAAAGCCTACGTACATTATTAGAAGGCGGCAATGTGTTCAAAGATGCCGACGGCCAGCCACTCACAGGTCGTATCAATCAAAGCGATGTGCCTGCCACTGTGGCCTGGCTTGAGCAGTTAACTGGCCTGGAATTTCCACGTGATCGTTGGCTGGGTTCAACAGGCAAGGCCGCCACATCCGGTGACCTAGATCTCGCAGTAGACACTAGTGAAATCTCCAAGGATCAATTGGCACAAAAACTCATGACATGGATTGTGAGTCACAAATTGCCACCTGCAGAATGGATCAAAAAGGGCGGAGAAGTACACTTGCGCACACCCATACAAGGGCGTCCTGAACTGGGCTATGTACAAACAGACTTCATGTTCTTTCCCAACCTGGACTGGGGCACATTCTTCTACTCAGGTGGCGAAGACTCTGCCTACAAAGGCATGAACCGTAATGTGCTGATGTCAAGCATTGCCAAACAACTGGGACTCAAGGTGGGTGCCAATGGCATGTTCAGTCGCACTACCAATCAACTGGTGGATGGTGGCATGGATCCAGACCGTGTGGCACAAGCATTGTTGGGCCGTGGGCGCACAAGAAAAGATCTCAAAAATGTAGAAAGTATTTTTGCTGCCTTGGCCCGGGACCGAGACAAGGAAGCCAAGGTCAAAGACTTCCGTGAATATTTGACCAAGGAAGGACTACAACAACCTGATGCTGTGACGGAAGATACAGACACTTACTTCCTGGCACGACTGCGTGACAGAATTGTCAACCAAGGCATGCAACCTTTAGTAGAAGCAGAACCGGCCAATCCATATCGTATCTACGAAGCCGAAGAAGCTGGAGTGGGCGGCAAAGCCAAAGGCATTGAACACCTGGAAGATTATGTGTTTCGCAATGGCTTGCCCGGAGTGACCAAGGCCTTGCAAATTGTGCAGGCAGCCGCAGAGTCTCCGGCCAAGACCACCACTGTAAAGTGGGATGGAAAACCTGCTGTGATATTTGGCCGCAAGCCCGAAACTGGTGAGTTTGTGCTCACAGACGGGTCGGGGTTTGAAGCCAAAGGCTATGACGGCTTGGCCACCAGTCCCCGCATGATGGCTGACATACAGCGCACACGTTCAGGTGCCAGGGATGAGCTGATTCAACTGTATGCCACACTGTGGCCCAAGCTGGAAGCAGCCACTGCCGGCAACTTCCGTGGCTACGTCAAAGGTGACTTGTTGTACATGAGTACACCGCCACTAGAAGCTGGCAACTATGTGTTCAAACCCAATACTGTGCAGTATCGTATTCCTGCAAAAACAACACTGGGCAAGCGCATTGGCGCCAGCGACACAGGCATTGCCATGCACTCCATGTACGCAGATGCTGGTGATGCACGCCAACCACTCAGTGGTGTGCGCTTCAATGACGTACCTGGTTTGTTGTTGATTGAGCCCATTGGTGGCAAGGAAATTGTGCCTGATGCCAACTTGATCAAACAAATCAAATCTGTGGCCAACAGTGGGGATGGACGTGCCATTGCCACACTGTTTAATCCTGCAGAATTGCGAGCACAACAGATCACAGACCTAGCAAAATTGTGCGTGGACTATATCAACTATAGAATCAAACAACCCAGCCCTAGTTTTGACAATCTCTTGGGCGGATTTGGTGACTGGTTGCAGACCAAGGTCACACCCAAGAAATTCAACAACATTGTGGAATATCTAAACAGTCCGGCCAGCAATGCAGGTGCGCTGTCAGCAGCATTCACACTGTTCATGTTACTGCACGATCTAAAAATAGATATCTTGCGTCAGCTGGATTTGAAAGACCCCGGACACGAAGGCTGGGTCATGGCCACTCCTGCAGGCTATGCCAAAGCGGTAAATAGATTTGACTTCACAGCTAGAAATGCGGCACAAAACAATCCGCAACAGGCATAATTTTTACCAAAGACATAAATAAAAGCAGGTCCACTGAGACCACTTAACTTTAAAGGAAATTTATCATGGCACAGTTTACAAAAACAAACGGAACCACACAACCAGTATTTGCACTGGACGTGGCCAACGGTTCAATCTCTGGAACAGCCAACGTTGCTGCTCAAGGCCCAGTTCAAGTCGCTGGTCCAAAACTGGACTTCTTCACATTGACAGCAAACGCTGCACTTACCAATGCTGGTAACGTCAACGGTTACTTGAACAGTGTGATCCAGGCCATCCAGTCTGGCGGCGGCGTGACAGGCGGCGGTACAGGCGGTACTATTGCTATCTATCAAGCTGGTGCAACTGCTGGTACAATCAGTTTGGCTATCTACCCAACAGGCGCTTACACCGCTGCTCAATTGGTTGTTGCTGCTCAAACAGCCAACGCCACAGGTGGTTTGAACATTGGTATCCCAACTGCCAACGTCAGCACAACTGCAAGTTTTACTAACCTGTAATCAGTTTAGTCTCAACGCAACCCTGGACGTAAAAAATCCAGGGTTTCTTTTTGGCGTTAAATATGCACATAATGAAAGTCTTGTGCCGTACCCTATTTGATTGTACCTTTACTGGTGTCACTGGACATCTCCGCCCACAGCATTTGCCATTTACTACCAAAACAGGACTCACAATTGATACACCTGAGCAATGGAACCGCAGTCGCAATCAGCAACGCAACTGGGAAAGCCTACTACAAATTGTCAGCCTGCGAACACAACCCATGAATGTTGTGCCGCCTACCAAGCACAAAGACGGCTGGCATTTTGAATTTGAAGTAGAAGCAGAAGGAGTGCTCAGTAGTGATATTGGAAGTGACGAGTTGGCAGGACTTGTGGGCGACTGCGAAGGTGTGCCCATGGTCACAGGCCTAGACGAATCAGAAGTTGTCACAGCCACACTGCATGCACAGGGTGCCAATCAGAATATTTGGTTTACCTCCATAAATAAGTCGACGGAGACCTAACATGGTTGATACCACAGATATTGAAAAGAAAAGCCTTGAAGCCCACGTTGAACTGTGTGCAGAACGTTACCGCATGCTGGAACTCAAAATAGAAACAGTGGAACAAGAAGTCGGCGAAGTAAAACACATGGTCACTGAAGTGCATGGCATTGTGCGCCGAATGGGCGAAAAACGCAACGATCAAATCATTGCCTGGGGCATAGGTATCATTGGTGTGTTACTGGGCATTGTGGGGTGGTTGGCCACTCATTACGTTAAAACACTATGACCCGTGATCAAAAATTAGAACGCTTTGCCGAACGAGAACTCAAACGTGTGTATACAGAGCTGATCATTGATGACGAACATGGCGGCTACGTGGCATTTGGACGCTATCACTTGCGCCCTGAGTCCACAGGCTTTGCAGTGTATCACAGCGACGATCTTGTGAGCACATTCAGCAGTAAAAAAACTGCTATGTCATGGTGTGTGGCAGATCATTTGCAACAGTACCGACTGGCACAAAACATACGCATACTAGACAACAAAAAACAAACGTTGACTGCTGATATCCATTGCCGCCGCGGGCAAGCGGACCGTAGCGACAGACCTGAATTCCGTGAAATGGTGCGCACCAAACTTGCGCCCAAAATTGAGAACCTTACACTGCTGAATCAAGAACTCGAAAAATGTTTAAATTCGGCTAAATATCTACAACTAAGAGGATTTGCCAAATGAAATTAACCGAACTGGCCACACCAAAAAAGAGCCGCCAAGTATCTCAAGTATTTGAAAGTTACTTTGGTACCAAAATGCCTGTGAACCGTCTCACAGTGCGAGAAGCCCAGGTCATGCTAAAACGTGTTCGTGGTGTGATTGCTGAACATCAGCGTAGCACAACCCGTCACACCAGCGAGCGCAACCCTGCTTATTTGAAACTGGTGATGATGGAACAAGCACTTGCACACCGTGTGAGTGAAGACATGGTTCCTGCCACTGCCCCTGGCGCACAACAAAATACAGCACAAAATGCAGCCGCAACTATTGCCACAACAAAAGACCCTGCACTCAAGGCAGCATTGACCAAGGCATCAAAAGGACAAAATCTTACTCCTGATGAACAAAAATTGGTTTCTGGCGCTGCCTTGATGAAAACAGAAACACGTTTGCGTAATGCATTCCGTACTCTTAAAGAATCAGAAGTACAACAAGCTCAAGTTGTTTTGGCTGCACAAGACATGGTAGACAAAATGCAATCAATGTTGGAAGACACCACAGAGATGCAATTCAAAGAACTGCCTGCCTTGGTAGACAGTATTCGCAATCAAATTGGTATTGAACAAGCCACACAGTTCAATAGTGACGCCACTGCGGCATTGCAAGGGCTTGTGCAAAATCTCCAAGGTGCCAAACAGCAATTGGAAACAGCACTGGGTGTTGTGACCGGTCAACCTGCTCCACTTGACACCAGCATGGCTGCCAGTGGCATGCCTGGCACCGCACCTGCCCCTGTACCTGGAGAAGAACTTGGGGCAGATATGGGTGCTGAAATGGGTGCAGACATCGGTGCTGAAATGGGTGCAGACCTTGAAACAGGGACCGAACCTCCCAAAGCAGCATTGGGCCGAGCACGTAGATAATGAGAATCGACGAAGTCGAAAATTCAAGTTCACTAGATCCAAACAAACTAATGGGTCTAGTGAACTTTCTTTCTGGTCGTGCAGATGATGAAAATGCACAAAAGCAAATCAGCACAGATGCATTTATAAATGCGGCTCGCAGTTTGGGCTTTCCGATCAATCAAAAAAATATTGTCAGTGTAGTAAGTCAGAGTCCCCTGGACTCGGTGTTGGAACCCATTGATCCACAAAATCCTAGTGTGATCATGTACAAAGGTGCTGGCGAACCCGGCCCGACTCAAATGCCTGTAAACAAGGCACAAGACATTGTGGCCGCTTCGGCCAAATCCGCCATGCAACGCGGAATGAACAAGTAATCCATTCCTGTTGACATCCGTTAGTAAATACGCTATAATCAGCGAAGGAATATCACATGGCCTATTCACAAAAAGTAATTGATCACTACGAAAATCCACGCAATGTGGGCAAATTTGAAATTGACGATACAGTTGGTACAGGCATGGTGGGAGCACCTGCCTGTGGTGATGTGATGAAATTGCAAATCAAAGTTCAAGATGGAATTATTGTAGATGCCAGGTTCAAAACATACGGATGCGGAAGTGCCATTGCCTCATCCTCTCTTGTTACCGAGTGGGTTAAAGGACGAACGCTTGACGAGGCCGCAGCTCTTAAAAATTCAGAGATTGCTCAGGAACTCGCATTGCCACCAGTCAAGATTCATTGTTCTATTCTTGCTGAAGATGCTATACGAGCAGCCGTAGAAGATTATCGAAAGAAACATTAACACATTGTGTCGAGCAGTCCAAGTATCATTTCTTCAGAAAACAAAAAAATCAAAAAAATCAAAATACTTTTGTATCATTGCGACTATGGTAGTTGGATCTACACCACTGCTCTTCAATTAAAAACATATATTGATTTACTTTATCCTGCCACAGCTGAAAAATTAGAATGGCTAATACCTTTACAAAATGAAGTCAGTGACGAAGAGTTGTTGCAACACATCAAACAAAACAAAGTAGACATACTTTGTACCAGTCACTATCTTTGGAATCATGAACATTTAACCAATCAGTTGTGTAGAATAAAAGATCGTTTGCATCATCAAACAGTGATTGCCGGCGGCCCCAGTATTGATGTCAATGTAAACGAAAAATTTTTTCAACAACATCCTTATATTGACTATGCGGTGTACGGAGCAGGAGAGCAAGCATTTGTTGACATCGTAAATCATCTAGTGCTTGGCAGCCCGCTGATTGCGTTCAATACATCAAACTGTGCTTGGAAAAATTCCAACACTGGTAAAATTGTTGTTGCAGATTACAAATTTGTAAAAATGTTAGAAGCCAGTCCATTTTTACACAATGAAACCATGTTTATCAACATGGTTAAACACAATCAGCACCCAACCCCACGGTTAGCATACACTCTCACAAGGGGCTGCCCATATGCCTGTACATTCTGTGATTGGAACAGTGGTCTTGGCAACAAAGTGTCTCGAAGAAAAAATACCTATCAACAAGAAATTGATTTGTTCCAACGGGTGGGAATCACAAACATATATCTGGCAGATGCCAATGTTGGTCAGTACGATGAAGATATTAGCATGATTGAATATTTTGCCAAAAAAAATCTCAAAGAAAATGCTGGATTTAATGTGGGAGGGAGTTTTAGTAAACTTAAAAAAGAAAACAACTTGAAAATTTTTCATTCTATGGCTCGCGGTCAGTTGATGCGAAAAACATTTAATTTTTCAGTGCAAGAAATCAACCAGGAGGTAATGAAAAATATCAATCGGCCAGATGTTGGATGGGATGTACATCTTGCCATGATTGAAGAATTAACAACTAGTTATCCACACTTGATTGCCAAAGTCCAACTGATTTATGGCTTACCAGGGCAAACACTCCATAGTTGGCAACAAACACTGCAAACTGTCACTGAAAAAAATATCTTACCATTGGTTTTTTTAAATGAACCGTTGCCTGCAAGTCCGGCCATGTGCGATCCCGAATACCAAAAGCAATTTCAGTTTGAGTATGTTTACAGCCGACGGATATCAACTAAAAAATATTTTAGTTATATTCCAAAAAAAAGCAATTCATTCGACCAGTCTGATTTGGTAGCAATGACCGTGATAACAGGAATTTATTGGGCCATGTCTTATATCAATCTTGCATTGATTGAAAACAATGTTGAAACGTTAAATATTGCCGAGGTAGTTTTGGATTTTTTGAATTCTGATTACTATAAACATCTTCACACCAATTTATATGAAAATTGGACAACAAAAAATAATTTTTATTTTACCAAAGGAATAGATCAAGATAGTGTTGAAATTATAGACAATGGGCTACATGCGTATTTGATTTGTAATAGTGTATTTTTAAAATACCTTTTGAAATTTGTGCCATCGCACAATCAAAAGAAATTTACAAAATTGTCAATTAATTCAACATTTAAAAATTATATGAAGATAGTAGATTCTGATTTAGATTAAGTATTATAATGATAACCATAACTGATCAAGCACAATCTAAGATACAAAAATTAGTAGCTACCAAAGGCTACGCCGGCATACGTCTGGGTGTGAAAACTACCGGTTGCTCAGGGCTTGCTTATGTGTTAGAATACGTTAAAGAATATGAGCCTGACGCTGGCACCATAAACTATGCTCAAAATAATTTCTGCGTGTTAGTTGACAAAAAACACGATGTGTATTTGCGAGGCACACAAGTAGATTATGTACGCCAGGGCCTTAACGAAGGCTTTGAATTTGCCAACCCCAATGAACGCGACCGCTGTGGTTGCGGAGAAAGTTTTAGAGTTTAAATTGTTAAATCCCAGATTTGATTACCAACCAGTTCCCCGTGTTACAATTGAGGGCAAGCGATATTATGCCACACCCGATGGCAACAAGTTACCCAGTGTCACAACCATACTCGACAAAACCAAAAGTGAGGCAAGTAAAGCAGCCTTGCAAAATTGGCGAGCCAGGGTAGGCGCAGAGGCAGCACAGGCCATCACTACAGAAGCGGCCAATCGCGGCACACGCATGCACACATATCTTGAACAGTATGTTCGGGATGGTGTTATCCGAGAACGTGGCACAAACCCGTTCAGCTGGGCAAGTCATGCCATGGCACACACTGTGGTAGAACATGGATTGAAGAATGTAACGGAGTTCTGGGGCATTGAAGTTCCACTGTATTTCCCCAAGGTCTACGCAGGCACCACAGACGGCGCTGGTATACATTTAAATGAAGAAGCCATCTTGGACTACAAGCAAACCAATAAGCCTAAAAAGCGCGAGTGGATCGACGACTACTTTGTGCAGTTGTGTGCCTATGCAGAAGCACACAACGAACTGCATGGTACAAAAATTCGAAAAGGCGTGGTTTTGATGTGTGTTAAACCCCAGTTGGATGAACAAATGAACATGATCACACAGCCTGAATATCAGGAGTTTGTGCTAGAAGGACGTGAGTTTGAAAAGTATCGGGACCTGTGGTGGAAAAAGGTCGAACAGTATTACTTGCTAAATATGTAATACCCGAAGGAATCACACTGTGGCAATTGTACAAATATCACGAATCACTGCCCGCAAAGGCTTACAAGAAGATCTACCACAACCCCTGGCCGGCGCTGAACTGGGCTGGGCGTTGGATGACCGCAGACTGTTCATCGGCAACGGCGCACTAGAAGAAGGTGCTCCGGTTGTGGGTAATACTGAAATTTTAACTGAATTTTCAGATATTTTGAGTTTTGCTGGGCAATACACTTATAAAGGCGAGGCAGCTGGGTACACTGTGCAAACCGGTGCCACAACCGGCAGTCCAATATCTCAAAGCATACAAAGCAGACTGGATAGTTACGCAGTGGTCACAGACTTTGGTGCTGTGGGCGATGGAGTAACTGATGATACTGCGGCCATCAATCGTGCATTATACCAAATGTTCTGTGTGCAAAACAACACAGCTATTCGTCGCAGTTTGTTTTTCCCTGCTGG